TCCGTATCGGTAAGCTCGGTCCTCAGATTGACTGTGGTCAGACGGTAAGAATGACAAATCGTTCATAATAACAGCTTCAGCTGCGGTTAGTGTGATACCCACACCTGCGGCTTTAATATTACCGACAAACACTTTTACTTTGTCATCTTCTTGGAATCTGTCAACCGAATCTTGTCTTTGCGTTTTTGACATTGACCCATCAAGACGCACCGCAGATTTACCAAAGTGTTCACATATTTTTTCTAAAGAGTTTGTAAAATTACAAAAAATGATAACTTTTTTTCCTTGTTCTATTATGTTCTCTGCAAGTTCAATTGTGTGGTTAACTTTTTCATCTGCGATAACCTGTCTAACTTGAGTTAACTTTGTAAACTGAAGAGATAAGTTTTTACTCTCGTCAGGATTTTTTTCATACCAATTATAATAATCACCCATTACCTCCTCGTACAATTTTGACTTGAGTCGTAAATAAACTGGTGTTATGATTTTATCAGGTAAATCTAAAACGTCTTCTTTTAAACGACGAAGAACCGTTGTTGTAGTTCGGTCTCTTAATTCCTCCAAGTTAGACGCTCCCATTACATTCCAAACTTTTCTTGGTCCTACTTTGAACTGATATCCTGCACAATATCTGACAACATACGCCATCCAATTCTTAGCAACAGGAGAGTCAACCAACGATAACAAATTAAAATAATTAATTGGTCTTGATGTCATCGGGGTACCTGTTAATAACCAAAGTCTATCAACATCTTTAACAATATCGTTAATTAATTTTGTTCTTTGAGCTTGGACATTTTGAATGTAGTGTGCTTCATCAATGATTACTAAATCAAACTTGTCTTTAAAAATTTGAGACTTTTCTTTGTTTTTTGTATCGTGGAAATTTTTGATAATATCATAATTCATTATCAAAATATCGTGTTCACTTGAGTAGTTTTTACCTTCACAAACATAACTTGTTTTGTTACTGTAAAGTTGATATTCTCGTTGCCAGTTAATCTTTAAAGATGCTGGACAGATAATTAAAATCTTTTTAGCACCTGTCTCTAATGATGCGATAATTGTTGAGGTAGTTTTACCTAACCCCATATCATCAGCCAAAATGTATTTCTTATTTCTTAATAATTGTTCGATTGCAATTTTTTGGTGGTCCAATGGAGGACGATGAGAATATTTTGAATAATCTATTTCACCAATATTAACCTTATTGTCTTTGATAATAGATGCCTTCGGAACCCAATATTCTTGTAATTCATCGGATTCAAAAAACTTTCCCCAAATATGAAACGCTTTATCTCTTTCACATAAAATCTTTTCCACCCACATTTTTTCGGGGACGGTCATTAAGAATTTATCATCAGCAAGTTTTTGTGAAAAGTATGAATCAAGTACCACCCATTTACGAGCAACTTTAGGTACAACATCTTTATTCTCAAAGATGTAATCACATTGGCTTCTTGTAGGGAAAAATTTAGGGTTTTTTTCTAACTTAATTTTTAAGTTAATAATGTGGTTATTGGCCCCTTGGTATTCCTCTAAAATCTTGATTGCCTTCGATTCTATTGTTCTTGGTTCTGCCATCAAAAAGCATTTTACATAATAATAATCAATATAATTGTATTTATCAATATGGGAGAAAAATTAGTTCCAATTACAAGATTAGGTAAATTCTTTGGTGGTGAGGATTATGCCCTTGATATTGCAATGGGTTCAGAGTGGTTAGAGGGTGATATGAACTTTACCGTAATCCTTTATAGAGTCGACAGATATAAAACAAATACTGATGATGTTTATGGAGAAGCTTTGGAAGGTGGTATCAAATACCTACCCCCTGTTGAACTTAAGGGTCTTGTTCAAATTATGGCACCTACCACACAATTCTTAGGTCAGAGTAGGGTTGAACAAATGGAACCTGGTAATATGAAATTTTCTGTTTACCAATCTTATCTTGATGAACTTGGTGTTGATGTAATGTTTGGTGATTACTTGGGTTATTATTTAACTGAAGATAAGGTTAGATATTTCTCTGTAGCCGATGATGGAAGGGTTACTTCAGACAATAAACATACGTATGGTGGTTACAAACCATTCTACAGAACAATTATCGCAACCCCGGTTACGGTAAATGAATTTGACGGATTTTAATGAAAATCATCATCACAGAGAGACAATACAATATGTTAAGACTCCAACGAAGATTGGGGTATGTCGATGAACACATAAGTGACTTGGACCGTGATTCTGTTTGTGATTATTGGAGTAAAGATGAAATTAGAGAATATGTTGATTCATCAATGGCAAATATTGTCGAACAATTATGTGAACAAATTGGTAATGATGATTTATACGAGTATATCTATCAATATCTTATTGACAATGGGTATCAATCACAATTTAGGGATTTCTTTATTCACACCTACGATAACTATTGTTCAAAATAATTATAATATATGAAAATACTAATTACTGAATCACAATTTGAATCTGCCTTTTTAGGTAAAAGAGTTATGGTGTATTATAACCTACACAAACATACTTTTTCAGTAACGTTTGATGGTAAGGTTATTATGCACGCCGACTTTGTAAAATTAAGTGATGTGGAGTTCAGAGTTAGAAAGGGTGGTAGAGACCGAGTTCGTCGTGAAAAATCAAAAAATGTTCACGCATTTGTTATTGGTTACTTGGAAGATTTTTGTCAATACCCTTGTGAAAATATCCCTAAAGAACCAAACGGTATTGTTGTAACATATAAGCCCGATGTTTATGACTCATTTGTTTACAAAGATACTGAAGAACCAGTATTTCACGCCAATGCGGTTGATATGGTAAATCGTAAAAATAAAATTTTTATTGTTAATAACTAATATGGGGTTCCCAAAGCAAATAAAACCAAACATAGATTTAGTTCCACCAAAAATTTTATCCGAAAGAAGACGAGAACTTCTTGAGTATATTCAAAAAGATGGGACATATCTACCAAAGTCCGTATTACACGCTGATTTGGATAGGGGTATGCTCGATTTTGTTAAGGATTCTTTAAAACTTGTTGTTGAGGGTAAAACAGTTCCTGTTATTGATAAAATTATCACAACACAAAATTGGTCACAGTTTACTGAAACTTGGAACTTCAAAGACCCTGACTTCAATACGAACCCACCATTTATTACAACAGTTAGAAATCCTGAAGTTAAATACGGAACCAATCCATCCACACAGTATACTATTCCAAATAGAAAACAATTTTATTATGCTACAGTTCCTACTTGGAACGGAAACGTAAAAGGGTATGATGTTTATACAATCCCCCAACCTGTTCCTGTGGATATAAAATATAGTGTAAAAATAATCTGTAATAGAATGAGAGAGTTAAACACATTTAATAAAAATGTGATGCAAACTTTTTCATCAAGACAGGCATATACCTTTATTAAAGGTCAGTATGTTCCAATCATTATGGATAACGTTACGGATAATTCTGTTATGGATTTGGACAAAAGAAAATATTATGTCCAAAGTTATGATTTTACAATGTTAGGTTACTTGATTGACGAAGAAGAGTTCCAAGTAAAACCCGCGGTTAGTAGAGTATTAGAATTATTTGAAGTTGATGCAAGTTTGGCAAATGCTAAACGAGCAGAGATTATGCCACCAAACCCAAATGAATTTCCATTCAATTTTATTTACACATCGGGTAATACAAGTTTAAGTGATATTGTTGATTACAGAATTGATTTAAATTTAATGGGAACGACAAATGTTGATTCATTTGATGTATACATAAATGGAGATTACTATGGTTCTGATTTGAATTTAATCCAACTCAATACTAATGATATTATTTTGATTGAGGTTAATAAGGAAACTGTGGGTCAAGAGGCAAACATAGATTTTGTCGCCAAGTTAGTTTAATCCTCTCCGTAGATATCTTTTTTTTCTTTACACTTTTCGGCAATTAAGTTTTCCAAAAACTTATGAATCTTTAAACCGTGTTTTTCACAGTGTTTTTTTAACATTGTGTGTGCTTCCACAGAAATCTTTAAATTCTTTATTTTATTAGGTGTTTTGTCCATAAGGCAGAATAAAGGCAGAATAAATTCTTACCGTTTACAAATACATATTCAAAAGTCAAGTTTTTTGTGTTTTAATCAAATATTTATGATAAAAATAAATTCATTTTTAGAAAAGAATAACTAAATGGCAACAGCACAAGCAAATCAAAAGGTTTTCGTCTCACCCGGCGTTTATACTTCAGAAACAGACTTATCTTTCGTAGCACAAAGCGTAGGTGTTACAACTTTGGGATTAGTTGGAGAGACTTTAAAGGGTCCAGCCTTCGAACCAATCTTCATTACAAATTACGATGAATTCCAAACATTTTTTGGTGGAACAGAACCAGTAAAATTTATCGGAACTCAAATCCCTAAATATGAGGCGGCTTACATTGCAAAGTCTTACCTACAACAATCTAACCAATTATTCGTAACAAGAATTTTAGGTTTGTCAGGGTATGATGCTGGTCCATCTTGGTCAATTAGATTAATTGCCAATGTTGATGGAACAACTGTTGGAATTGACACAGGATATGCTATCCCTCAAAACTTTACAGCAAACTTTAGTGGATATTCATCAGGCAGTACGATTACATTCACATCGTCATTACCTTCAGTGTTATCTAATGAGTTGAATGTTCAATATACATTAGCGGATGGTTCAACATCAACTTATAATTCAGACATTACATCGTTTGTTCAAAGTATATCAGGTGATACGAATCTTTCTGCAACCACAGCAGTTGTTTACGGAGCAATCCCAACAACAGGTTATACAAACCTTGATGGAACATTCACGGGTTTAACTAACCAATTTGGTTGTGATAGTATTGATTTAGCGGCGAATGATTTAACCGACGGTAATAACGACTCTTGGTTCTATGCAGCATTTAATCCAACAACAGGTAACGGATACTCAGGTTACTCTTGGGATTATGCAGTTTCAAATTACTTTACAGGTGCTTCGGGAACATTCTACGGAACATTGTCAGGTAGTATCTACACTTATAGTGGTACTGCTTATACAGATTACAATAACTTGGTTGTTGCAACTCTACGTTCAAGAGGTATTTCAATCTATGACGCTAACGACCACGGTATGACTTACCAAGTTACAGGTCTTACAGATTTACAAATGGTTACAACAGGCGCATACTCAGGTATATCACAAAGTCCTTTTGCAACATTCCAATTGAGTGGGGCAACTTATCAAGGTTCAGGATTTACATTTGATGTATCATTCCAATCAAATAATTCAAATTATATTACAAAAGTATTAGGTGTGACAAACTTCTTCAAACCAAGAACTCAAGTTCCTGTATTTGTTGAGGAGTCTTACCCTGGTCTTTTAAACTATGGATATAACAAGGGTTACATTAGAGGTATTCAGCCAGAGATGGTTGCGTTACCGGAAGCTAGAGACACTTCATCTACAACAACAATCGCTTGGTACCTTGATAGATATCAGACACCTAAAACACCTTATGTTGTATCTGAATTAAGAGGTAATAAGGTTTACAAATTATTTAGATTTGTTTCCATCTCTGACGGTAACTCGGCTAACACAGAAGTTAAAGTTTCAATTGCTAACCTTTCATTTAGTAATATGACATTTGACATCTTAGTTCGTGACTTCTTTGATACAGATGCAAATCCTGTTGTTTATGAAAAATACACAAACTGTACTATGGACCCAGGTTCAAACAGTTTCGTGGCTAAAAAGGTTGGTTCATCAGATGGTGAATATCCTTTGAACTCAGCTTATATTATGATTGAGTTATCTGACGAATATGTGATAGATGCACTTCCTTGTGGATTCTACGGTTTAGAATCAAGAGTTTATGAAACAGCATCAAACCCATCACCTTTCGCGATAATGAAAAACAAATATTTCTATCCAGGTGAAACAGTATTTGACCCACCATTTGGTACAACTGCGGGTGGTTCTAACATTGTAACTTCATCAGGAGATATCGTAAGAAGAACTTACTTAGGTTTCTCAAGTTCTTTTGGAATTGATTCTGACTTATTACAATACAAAGGTAAACAAAACCCAACAACAAACTGGTACTTGGCAACTGAATCGGCACCTTGGAATTACTTAACTCAAGGTTTCCATATGGACTCAGGAGCGACAATTGTAACTATCGGTGATGCATTTGTAACTAGTGGACAAGCGGCGTTTGTTTGTGGTGTTGCTAACTTCTCGGATGAACCAACAACTCAAGAGAACCCATACTACTTCTTATATTCAAGAAAATACACTATGTGTTTTCAAGGTGGCTTTGACGGATGGGATATCTATAGAGAGTTTAGAACAAACCAAGACAGATTCGCATTAGGTGCGTCAGGTTTCTTACAAGGTGCATACCCATCAGTTAGATACCCTAACGCAACAGGAGATGGTACATTTAAGAGAATCGTTGTCGCAAACAATACTCAAGACTTTGCGAACACTGACTACTATGCATACTTACTCGGTATATTGTCATTCAACAACCCTGAATCAACAAACATCAATGTATTTGCAACCGCAAGTATCGATTATGTCAACAACTCTAACTTGTGTGAATTGGCAATTGGAATGGTATCTAATGAAAGAGCAGACTCTGTTTATATCGTTACTACACCTGACTACAATATGTATACACCTGATGCTAACAGTCAATTTGAAATTATTTACCCACAAGAAGCAGTTGATAATCTTGACCAAACTGGTATCGACTCAAGTTATACAGCAACATTCTACCCTTGGATTTTAACAAGAGATACTGTTAACAACACTCAAATTTATTTACCACCAACAGGTGAAGTTTGTAGAAACTTAGCATTGACTGATAACATTTCATTCCCTTGGTTCGCATCAGCGGGTTACACAAGAGGTCTTGTAAACTCAATCAAAGCAAGATTAAAACTAACTCAAGAAGATAGAGATACTCTTTACCAAGGTCGTATCAACCCTATTGCAACTTTCGCAGACGTAGGAACAGTAA